GTTATATTTCATAGGAACATCCTTCATTTTAGTATCCGATAAGGCTCTTGAATCGATTTCCTCAAGGAAACCATATTCTTCATCACCTATTAATGTTTCATTGTTAAAGACTAATGCATAGCCTTCTAATATCATCTTGTCGTCTTCTTCATGAAGCGTGACATCAGCTAATCTAGTTTCCTTTATCATTCTTACGTGTCTCTACTTTCTTTGGTTTTGGTGTTACTTGTTTTTGATATTCATATTCAAGCTCAGAGTCTTTATAGAAAAGTGACTCGAGTTTTTCCTTCTTACAATAGTCATCAATGATGATCGTTTTTGCTTTTTGTGTTTCCAGAATAACTTTTAAAGCATCTTCTGAAATCTTTCCATTAACTGTTATTTTCATCTTTAGGTTCCTCCGTTCCTACTTGATATTGATTCGCTTTATCGGCATCGACAAAGTTTAATGATTGAAGTCGTTTGTTTCCACCTTCGATAGGTTCTAATCCAAGTAATGCTCTTGATTCGTTAAGTGACATAATTCCAAGACTCATAAGTTTCTCAATTGCAGTTACTTTGGTATTCCATGAAGCATACTGTAATCTTTCGCTGTAAAAGATGATTTCTTCTCCACGCTCAAGTTGATTGTCCGTAAGTAATCCTAAAGAAAAAGCCTCGCTTAACTGAATAGCAAGAGGCTCTATCGTTGACTCATAGAATGAGTTGTACTCATCTTCTGTGTACTTGTTTGTAAAGATTGGAACTGACACTCCAAAGTAATCAAGAATCTTCGCCTGTAAGAATTCAAGTGTATCCTTATCAATCAGTTTAGGATCAACTTCTAAAGGGATATATTCCGACTTCAAATCTATCGGTATAATTGAACTACCTTTGAGACTCACCGATTCTGATAGTGCAGCATCGAATAATTCACGTTGCTTCTTCTTATCGGTTTCTGATAACATTCCATTCATCTTCAAAATACCTTTTATCTGCATGGATGATTTCACAGCATTATCGATTCCTTGAAGCAAGCTGTCATTAATGGATATGGTTTTGAGTATTGCTTCATGATCACCTGTCGATCCTGTGCCACCAAAGATATCGTTTTGTCCGAAATGCCGTCTTAAATGAATGATGTTATCGTATGGTAATATATATGATTCACCGTTATCAAATAAAAACTTGATGAAATAAGTGTCTGAACTATCCACTATCATTTCTACCGTGATTGGTCTTAATGGATATATTCCTTTGAGCTCTCCAGTATCTTTATCGAACTTTGGATAGACAAACGCATTATCATTCAGCAAGAGTAAAGTGATTGTCTTGTATATGAAATCATAAGGTGTCATGATTTCATTTGGCTTATACTTCAAAAGAAAAGACAGCCTACCTTTTTTCTCGGTTACTGTCTTATCGTTTTCGGTTTTAATAAATCTAGGTTTGAGTTTCGCACATTGGCTGGCGACTCGATCAATACATATTTTAACCACATCACTCTTTGATATATTCGTACCAAATGGTGTGTAAAATGTATTTAAATTACTGATTAACTGGAGTGCATCAAATGATCCAGTTTTACTTTTTCTCTTAAAGATAGGCATCCATTCACCTGCTTTCGTAAAGCAATATAAAAGGCACTAATATTAGTGCCTAAGATTTCTAGGAAGGAGGTCCATTGCTGTGTACATCTTTGACAAGATGCAGATAAACTCAATATTGCTTTCAAGTTTATCACCCCCTAATATAATTTAGCTGTGTTACCACAACCAATTCTATTATATCATATTTTCATAATCTGTCTTGTATCTATTTAAAACTACATAAGCAATAATTAAGGCGACTGTTCCATCAATTCTTTTATACTTAGAGTTAAGTTTTGATGGTTGGATGTTTCCATTAAGATCAACCTTCGCTTGTGTATTTGCAAGACACCACTTCATGATTGGATTATTATTGTAATTCACAATATTATTTTTTAGATCTGCTTCCATAATTTTCATAGGTTCAGATAAAGAATAAATTCCTTGTCTAACCTTCTCCATATTAAAACCTAAGTCTTCCATTTCTTTAATCCAATATTGTGAGTTCCATGGATCATATCCTACCCATAAAGGGCGTATTCCATAAGTTTGAATCAATTTCATGAACCATTTAGTAACAAGACTAAAATCATTTTGATTTCCTTCTGTAAGTGTTACAAAACCTTTCTTAATCCAAATATCGTAAGGAACATTGTCTTCTTTGATTCTTTTTTCTACAACTTCACTTGGCATAAAGAAATGTGGAATGACATACTTTATACTGCTTTCTCGCTTTTGAATAACAAGTACTGCAGCAGTTAAATCAGTCGTTGATGATAAATCTACGCCACCAATTGCATATGAATCTCTTAGATCTTCAACGGAATATTTGTCTTCATTGTTTAAATCATCAAATGATAACCAGGACCCTGAATCAGCTTGTTTGATATTGAAGTCTTTACAAAGCATAGTGACTCTTGTTGAAAGGTCGTGTTTTGACTTGTTCATAACATCTTCTAGATAATTATTTAGTTTTACAACACCTAAACTAGGGTTTGATTTCTGCCATGTTAAAGGATCCTCATATATTTCTTTTGTTGAATCTTGAGTATACAACCAAGGTAATACTCTAGCATCTTCAATTTCACCTTTTAACATCTTTCTAGCATAATCTAATTTATTATCTAAAAAACCACCAACGGTTGTCCCTTCGGTGGTTATGATAAATATCAGCGGTTCTTTCTTTGTTGATTGTGATTGTTTGATTGCATCATAGACTTTTGAGTCCGTCATTTCATGGACTTCATCAATACAACCAACCTCAATATTGTATCCATCTTTGTTTCTTGATTGTGCAGATAACTTTTTAATCTTGTTCTTAGTCTTTGGAGAATAAATGTGATAGATGTTTTTCTTGCTTCTGGTTTCTTTTGACAAAGCTGGTGATTGTTCACGCATATTGTTAATTTCTTCAAATAGGATATTCGCCTGTTCAGTTGTATTGGAAGCACAAACGATATCCACTCCTCCTCTAGAGAGAAAGAATTCAGCTAAATCTATGCCTGCAACGAAAGTAGTCTTTCCATTTTTACGAGCAATTAATAATATGACTTCATTGAATCTACGCAAATCTGAATCAGCCATCTTAAATCCATAAGCAGTTTGTAGTAATGCTTTCTCCCATAGTTCAAGAATAAATGGCATACCATTAAATGGTGACTTAGTATGTTTACAGAAAGTTTCAATAAAATCAATTCTTAAGTTCCCTGGTTGTTCATCAAATCTATAAAGTGGATTCTCCATGTCTTTTATAAGTAGATCTAACTGTGTTTTTAATTCTTCTCCAACGATGATTTTTCCATTCTTGATTTCATTGTAGTATTCAATTAAATAATTCATTCACTTGCTCTCTTAAGAAATTCATCAAAAGCATCATCTCCATCATCTACTTGTGTTCCTAAAATACTGTTAAGTGTCTTGATAATAGTTCCATATGAATTCACAAGTTTTGTATAATACTTGGCTGCTTCAGTTTGCCGTTGCATGCCTTTATTTGAAATTTGGATAGCACCGTACTTTCTAATCTGCTCTTGTAATTTATCAAGTTCCACTTTCATAAATGCAGCTTGATAAATTAAGTTATCTACTAATTCCGTCTTTGATTCATCAACCAAAGAAAAAAGCGATTTTAATCGCTTGTATTCATTATCAATAATTTTTTTCATTTGCGTAGTTTTTCCATCATCTCTTCTAGTTCTGACATGTATGAAAATGTATAGAATCTTGTATGATGATATTTGTAGTATGCTAAATTATGAACCGTTTCAAAGAATTTATCTAGTGGTTTCTGAAGTTCTGATAGCTCGATTATTTTATCAAATGAATTTTTATCAATGTGTGCAATATTTCTTGATCTATAATCAGTTATAAGTTTCCTATAACTATTTAACTCTTTCTTATCTTTTAATAGAATTTTCTTTACATCTGCATAACTTTCACTTGACATAAAACCTTCATGTACTTTTGTAACATCTATTTCTTTTATGTAATTGTTTAGATAATTGAAAAAATGAAATCTACTTCTGCTATCATTTTCAAAAATTAAAGAAAGGTTTAAAACTAATTCATTATAACCATCGACAAAATAATAATTAAAGAATAGTTCAAAATCAGTTTCATACGAAGGATCATTCATTTTATCTTGAACATATTTTAATTGATCAAAGCTTGTTTTTAATTGCAGACTAAGTCCGACAAAAAATGCTAAATTATCATCTAGTTCATATTCAATCATATTTCAAAATCCTTTCTTGATTTTTTCAAAAATAATGGCTCGTGTATTTTAATTGCCCACCTACGCGGTACCCTTAAAACCGGGAACAATGTCAACCCGGGGGGCGCTTAATTCAGTAAATTCTATCTTTATATCCCCATGCTTGAGGATGTTTTGGATAGCAAATTATGTTATTAGCT